ACCCACAAACCATTAGATGTATTGAATTCATCTCTTTCTACTTTCTCACTTCCCCACCTTCCATAAACATATCCTTCTTCGATTCTAACTTTCTCTGTTCCACTATCATCAATGATTTCTGCTCCGAAAGAGATTGGCTTTGTTTGTTCTGGAACTTCACAATACCATCTTGTTCCAGATTCATTAGCGTCTCCTCTAAAGAAAACTTCAACGATAGTATTATCAGGAATTCGTTTGAGCTTAGAATCACTTTTATGATATGGACCAGTGGATACAATATCAATAAGTGGAGTATAACTCTCGGAAGTATCTTCTCCCCAAACAACATCGGAAACTTCATTGTAATCAGTTCCAGCACTGTCTCCAATAACTAGAACAGCTTTATACGTTGCTTCTGCTGGATATGAACTGATATAAGTACCATTGTACTTTCCAGTGATTTTAGCAAACATTCTTGGAAGTTTAGGTGAATGGGTACGAGGTACTGGATTGTATGGTGTTGGTCTGGGCAGTCTTTTTAACTTATCATGGTCTTGCTTTATTTGTCGCAAATACGCATCAGACAGTAAGAACTTATCAGCCATAATTTATCTCCTGTTTGTAAAACAAACTCTCCTTCTTACCAAAGTGTTGGAAGACCAATTACACTCCAGTCTTTATCTTCTTTAAAACCAAAAGCAAAATATCTTGCGTTGATTTTCCTATTAATAGCATCTCCACCAATTGGGTCACCTGCGGCATCTAATGGCCAAGGTTGTGAAACTGGCTCTCCATTTTTAAGAGTTATCATCTCTCTATTCTTATCATGATATCCAGCATTCAGAATTCTTTGATAGTGATACTGAGGGTCGTAGATAATACTGAATGTAACATCATAGTAAGTTGCTCCATTCTGTTTTAAATTACTAGCCGCAATGTTCTCCATCCACATTGTATATTTAGCTCCTGAGATTTCAGCAATAGAAATTGCATCATCATTACAAGAGTTCACATATCCAAATAACTCATTCCAAGATGAGATGGTTCCAAAGTCTGTGTATTCATTAACTCTCTTTCTGAGGTTGATTCTAACCAATCCTTTGAAGTCCATAGGTGGTGGGTCAAAAGGAAGACCAGCGGCATTCAATGGAGGTTGATTAGCTGTAACAGCCAATAGGTTTCCTGCAACTAATCCAGTTGTATCAAACTCTGTAGTGTTAGCTTCGTACTCTTGTAATACTGACGAAACTGAAATCTCCCAAGGAATTGATGTGGGAAAGTTATATCTATAATCATCAGATGCATACTCAACAATAATTTTGTAAAGGTCTTTCTCCTTATCCATTTCTGTTGGAGCATGTCTTACTACTATTAAATCAGATGACGAAGCACTATAGATATCATTTAAATCTGGAAGACCAGCAGTGATAGCATCAGCCAAAACGTCATCTAAATCTGTGTAATTGGAATCAGCCCAACAGAGATAAACTCTAATAGCTGTTTCATTACCATTGGCAGATGAAGTGAATCTTCTACCAAAACATTCTCTAACTATTGTAATAGCCATAATATATCTCCTTAAGGTGTAGGTTCTGCCAATCCGACTTCATCAAGTTTAACACCATTCAATACTAATGATTGTAATAATGTGACTAGCTGTTTGGCGTTATCAGACAATTCCTTCTCTTTGTCCTTAGAATTATCTTGCTGTACGATTGCTCTATGAGCTTCAACAGAACCCTCTTTGAATGCTCCAGCCAACGCATTAGTGAACTTATCGTCCTTCTCTGCATCAACCTTAACCTTGAGTTCTTTAGCTGTCTCAATAGCTCTCTGGAGTCCATCCTCAAAATCCATTTGATTCCAGAACTCTTCCAAGTCTAGTTTCTCTTGAACTTCTTTGAACGTCTTATCAACATCTTTGAAAAAGTCATTAAGTGATTTATCTATTCTTTGGTCTAAATCCCATTGCATAAAGTCGAAGGCATTAGGATTGATTTCAAATCCTTGCTCTCCAAACTCTCTTACTCCAAGACGATTCTCACCTCTATCAAGCATAATCCTGATATCCTGAAGATTAGCTTGCTCTTCAAGACTCATTTTTCTTGCTCGACTTCTTCTTTCTTCAAGGAACTTTTCACTCTCTGTTGGAGCTTGGAGTCCTTCGAATCGTCCAGTGGTGTTCTCTATGAACCTATCCCAGAACTTATCTACGAGATTCTTCCTAATGCCTTCTAATTCTTCAGGTCGAACAAACTTTGGAAGGAGTTTGTACATATCCACAATCTCTTTCATTGAATCTCTAAGAACAGCTAATGTTGGAGAGATATCTGTTTCGTTCACATCAGTTTCTCCAAACCTACCTTCTGGACCCTTTCTTAATCTATCTTGTGCATCAGTGATTTCTTTGATTGTTGAATTGATTTCACGCAATGTTGTAATTGCAGAGTCAAGAACATTTTTCAATCCAAGGTTTGGACTCTTACCTAACTCTTCCAATAAGTTCTTCCACTCAGATTGAAGAGTTGATAACTTACCATTAAAGGTTTCACTTTGCTTCTCCATCATTCTGAAGAACCTACCACCTTCTTCAGTAGCATCTTTGAAAGCCTGTTCAACTTTATCAAAAGTAATCAGACCCTTAGACATATCATCCTTAAGGTCTCTAACACTTCTTCCAGTTTTCTCTGAGATAACTTGAAGTGGGTTAAAACCTGCGTTGATCAACTGGAGTAAGTCTTGTCCCATTAATCTTCCAGCACTTCTTACCTGACCAAAGATAACTGCCATCTCTTTAATATCTTTGCCTGTACCAGAGGAAATATCACCCAATGTTTTTAGAGTGCCTTGAATCTTTTCAGTTTCAATTCCAAATGCTAAAAGTGTTTTTGATGCATCTAATAATTGCTCAGTAGTAAAAGGAGTAGCTGAACCAAGTTCTTTAATCTGACTGATTAGTGTATCTGCTCTTCCAGTGTCACCAACCATTGTATCAATAGCGACTTTCATTGTTTCGAAATCTGCCGCCGCTTTAATTGCATCTTTACCAACTTTTAGAAGTGCAACTCCTAACAATGCAACTCCACCTATTGCGGCAGTTTTAAAACTTTTACTAATAGTTGCGCCAGCATCTTTTGATTTAGTACCAACATCACTAATCTTTTTCTTACTTTCTTTGAGCTTATCATTTAGGCGTTTGTTATCGGCATCAAGTATCGTAACAACTCTACCTGCTATAAGTGTAGCCATAATTCACCTTTTGTAAAACAGTCTTCTTATCTATACTTTATTCGTCAAATTGAAGCTTTCTTAAATCCTCTTTCAGTTTATCAACTCCATCTATTTTACCACCGAATGCCTGTAGCATAGCCATACCCTCTTTGATTCTCTTTCTGTTCTCAATAGATTTATCACCATTGGGGTCAATGAACTTCAATAGACACTCATCTAAGTTAATGGATTTCTTCTGAGACCCACTGAAGCTTATAAGAGTTTGATAAACTGATTGGCAAATTTGAGCCGTATTGTAGTCTAAACGATTCCAGCATCGTGGTTCAGATGCTAAATAGTATTGCCATTGTAACACTTCATCAGCCTCCATCTGGTCTATCTCTGATAGTGTCTTACCCAGAATGGAGGCCAATTCAAATTTCCAAAGATTCTCTGTTACTTTTTTTTAGTGTCATCAACATCGCCATTGATAACATCCAAGAACTTTGCAACTAACTTAACACAAAATGAAACAGGAAGTTCATCTACTTGATCAACATTAATAACCATGTCTCCTTCTTCATCAGTAATATAATTACTAAGAATGTGTTTGGTTAGATTTAAAGTAGCTGAGTCTTCATCATCACCTTGAGAAGAGGCAAAAGATTGGAAGTCCTTTACCTCTTTCCAAGTGAGTTTCTTTACTTGCAAGTCAATTTCATCAACTGTAATTGATACAGTTTGTGGCTCTAGTAATCTAGACAGTTTCATAACTTAGCCTCCTTAGTTATTCTGTATATCTTCTTATGCGTATGATGGAGCGGTTTCGACGTTGGAACCGTTCATGTTGGTTACAACAATAACACAAGTTGCTTCCCAAACTTCACCAACTCCTGCTTCGTTTGGAGTGAAAGTTCTGAGATAACCCCAGAAAGTCAACGTTCCAAGAGGAGAAGCGAAATTAAGAGTGCATGATTGGTTAACATTTACTTCAGCTACAATTGCATCCCAATCAGCAGGTTCAAACTTAACAGTGAAGTTAAGGTCAGTTGCTTCTTTGAGAGTTGCAGGAAGTTTAGTCATCCATTCAGTATTAGAAAGACAGGTTGCGTCCAAAGGTTCTCCACCATCTACCCCAATACTTCCAATAGATGAAACGCAAAATGATGCGCTACCAACTGTCAATACAGTTCCAAGTGGTTCGATTGCATATGCCATTTGAGTACCTCGTATTTATATGCTTTACTTATTAATTAGCTGTCAAATTATATTGACGAACTAAACGATTTTGATATTCCCAAGTATCCAATTAGCTTGGGTCATACCACCTCATACAACTAAAATTAGCTGTAACAATAGCTCTATTATGTGTATCCCTTTGTAAATCAACTGGCAAACTCGTCATCCAAATCCTTAGATAATCATCTCCAAGTTTAACCAATCTCTTCTCTAACGAATCACGTACCTCTTCCATATTATCATGGGCATCAGTTAACTTAGAAGCTCTCACCCTAACTTGAAGATTGCTAACCTCAGAGCTTCTTTCATCAACATCTAAACAGTCATCTGGAGTTCCACCAGTCTTGTAAATCGTAATACAATCATTAGGTGACTCTGGTTCTTTGCTAATAAAGATATCTGTAGCAAAGACTCCTACACCATCATTTTCTAATATAGTCGCTATCTGTGTAGCTACATTATCTGAATAACTCATAAATTACCTCTTTATAGAACCTATGCCATCTGCGATATTCTTAATCACCTTTTTGCCATTTTCATTAGTAGCTTTTTCTAAGAACTTGGCTTGACCAGTTGGATGAACCTTCTCTAAATCCTCATGTACATAAAGTGAATAGTCTGTATTGTATCTTACTTGATACTCAAGTTTCTCTTTCTTTACAACGTCAGTTTCTCTTCTCATTGTTCCAGTTTCAACAGGAGCCAATCTATTAGAAGCCTCAAGGATTAAATCTCCACCTATCTCCAACTCTTCGTCTGTAATAGCTTCTGCATCCCTTGCGTACTTATCAAAGAAATCAAAAACCTGTTGTAAACCTTCAACTTTCATAATTAACCACAAATGTTTTTATATACAACTATTGAACCATTAGGTGTTTGGCTCATATTCCTTCTGCGAATTCTAAAAGCTTTATCTTGGTCTTGAGGATTACTCTCAGCAGACGTTCCCAAATATAGCCAACCATTCTCTTCAAGTTCAGTTGTAGTGTAAACTGTAGCATCACTAATGAACTCTTCTCCAGCAGTATCCTGAAATGTATCAACTGTATCTTGCCATCTGGCTAACAACTGAGTTGGAGCTTCATATGTTAAATCACCATATCCATCATTGGAAATAGGTGCCCAGTAAGTAACTGTCTGAGTAAGTAATGAAGTATAGGACATTTTACACCTCTTGTTTATATATCTCTGATTTGTCAACTGAGAAGATGTCTAAGAAATTAACATGAGGGAAAGCAGTCATTCTACTC